CTAAAACTTTTTTGCTGCTTATTGCAACATTGGAATTTTACCACGAAAGCTTTTTAGTCCATTTAAGTGGCCTAATTTTAAATTAGAATGATAGCTTTTTTGGACTGTTTTTAGATTAGTATAAACACTTGGCACAGAGAACAAGGAGTATATTAGGCGTGCGTTTATCGGCAATGTTAATAGGCCGAGCAAGGTGCTATTGTATGTGCTCGCAGCTGCAGCCAATAACTATACCGATGCACTGACCGAGCTTGCAAAGCACTTCTTTGACTGGCTTGTAGCACCACCCGATGTAACAGCACCTCTTGCAGGAGCCATAAAGACATGGATTCGGACACAGCGCGATGACCATGATGCTCTTTACAAGGCAGTGCTCCCGGAGCTTGCAGCTGATGATGAGGCAGTCGTTAACTTTGTGACAGACGACATTATTGTTGGCGAAGAAACATACTCTCCGGGTGAATATTGCAGTCGAATAGCAGGGATACTGGCAGGCACGCCGCTAAGGCAAAGCGCAACTTATGCAATCCTGCCTGAGGTCAGTGACATAAAGAGGCTTGCTAAGGACGCAATGGATACAGCAGTAGATGCAGGCAAGCTGCTTTTGTTCCATGATGGAGTTAAGGTCAAGGTTGGTCGGGCAGTTACTTCGCTTACGACAACAACCTCAAAAAGTGCACAGCTTAAGAAAATAAAGATAGCTGAGGCACTCGACCTTATTAAGAACGATCTAAGAATCCTCATGCAGGACAATTACATTGGCAAGTTTGCCAACAGTTACGACAACAAGTGTTTGCTGATAACCGCAATCCTTGATTATTTCAAGGAGCTCGAGCGCGAGGGTATTTTGCAAACCGGTTCTGCTGTTGCAGTGGATGTGGATGAGCAGCGCACATATCTAAGGAACCGCGGTGATGATGTGTCAAGTTTAACGGATAAACAGGTCAAAGAGGCAAACACGGATGAGAAAGTCTTCCTCATGGCGAATATCCGGATACTTGATGCAATTGAAGATATTGCGCTGCCAATTAGCTTTTAAGGAGGGATAGTATGGATAGCGCGAAAAGAGTAATGTCCGGTACCTGGGGCGAGGTATGGCTTGATGGCGCATATGTCGGTGAATGTTATAAGTTCCAGGCGAAGGACTCGTACACCCGGGACAAGGTACCAATGGCCGGCAAGCTAAGGCCGGGGCACAAGATGACAACAATCGAGGGAACCGGCAGCATGGGCCTACACAAGGTTAGCTCACGCATGGCACAGCTGATAGCAGCCGAAATAAACGCAGGCCGCGACCCGCGTTTTACGGTTATTGCAAAGCTAGATGACCCTGACGCATATGGCGCTGAACGCATAAGCTTCATGGATGTGGCGTTTGATGATTTATCGCTTGCAGACTGGGAGGTAGCGGTGCCTGGCAAAACTGAGGTGCCGTTCACCTTTGGCGAGTACGAGTTCCTTGATACAGCGGAGGTGCCGTCATGAGCATGCTCGACCTGCTACTTGGCGCAGGCGATAAGCTAACAGAGCGGCCTGAAGAGACGCTTGAGATTTCACGCATTAGTAAAATCTGCGGGTCGCCGTTTATAGTGCGTATCAAGGCGCTCTCGTTTAAAGAGTTTGATAGTATGCCATCGGGTTCTGACAGGATGAAGCATATTATTGTTGCTGGCGTGGTTGACCCAGACCTTACATCTGAGGCACTGCGCAAGAAATATACGCCTGACAACCGGAAGACACCACTAACGCCTGTTGAGGTTGTGGAGAAGATTTTGCAGCCAGGCGAGGTTGTCAACCTGTACTCTGCCATAACCGAGCTGTCGGGGTTTGGCGATGATGCTGTTGCAAAGATAGAAAAAAACTAACATCTGACCCGGAGCTGTCACTGTGCTTTTATCTGTTCGCAAAGCATGGCATCACTCCGGGTCAGTTCTATTCGATGGATTTGGGCGAACAGTTAATACTACGGGCCTTTGCTAATAGGCTCACACAAACGGAAGAAAAGACGGTTTGGAGGTGGAGAGAGAATGCGCGATGTTAGCCTAATGATAAGCGCTAAGGATAACTATTCTGATGCAATAAAAAAAATGCAGCAGACACAGACGGTATTTCGTAAGGACCTTAGCATGCTTAATAATGAGCTCAACCATCTTAACCGCAATAAAATAACACTTAAGACTGATTTAACACAGGCAAAGAACGAGTTAAAGACAGCTGAGCAGGCATTCAAGGCAACGGGCAATGAAGCATCGCGGCTGCAGCTTGAAGCTGCACAGGCAAACTATGACAACATAAAATCTAACCTTGACCTTGTGAGCAAGGCGGCAAAGCAGACAGAGCGCGATATGCAAAACCTGACCGGTACGCTCTCGAAAGCTGAGACGCGTGCAGGTGGAGCAGGAGATACGCTCTCTAAGCTTGCTTCAGCAGGGCTTGGTGCAATGTTTGGTCGCGCAGCAGCTGATGCAGGCGGAATGATGCTCGGTTCTGCGTTCGGTACTGAGATGGGCGGAGCTATTACTTCTATGCTCTCAGGTGCTGCAACCGGAGCCGCAATGGGCAGCATAGCGGGGCCAATGGGTACAGCAATCGGAGCTGGCGTAGGTCTTGCTACAGGCACGTTACAGGCAGCAACGCAAATGTTCGCCAAGCGCGATGAAGCATACAAGGATGCGGTTAGTACACTGTACGAGGATGCGTTATCCGGCAGGGCAGAGCAGCTGCAGGCAGGCACCGAAATAGCCGGCAGGCGCGAGATGCGCCAGATTTCGTTTGGCACACTTCTTGGAGACGAAACAAAAGCACAAGCATTCCTCCAAGATTTAATTAAATTTGCCGAAGTAACGCCATTCCACGAGGATGAACTTGCTGAAATCTCAAAGAAGATGCTTGCCTTTGGCTATACTTCCGAGCAGGTTATACCGTTGTTGAAAGCAGTAGGTGAAGCAGGCTCGGCTTTAAGTCTGACCGGCGAAGGTATGGGCGAGGTAGTAGATGCTCTTGGCAAGATGAAGATGTCAGGTAAAACGCTAGAGCGCTATCTTAAACCTATGTACGAGAAAGGGATACCTGTATTTGATTTCCTTGCGGAGTCAATGGGTAAAACAAGAGAACAAGTAATAGAGATGGTCTCAAAAGGACTCATCCCGGGCGAAAAAGCAGCGCGTGTTATTGCCGATTATATGGGTGCGGAGTATGCGGGGAACTTGGACAAACAAGCTCGGGCTTATCAAGGGATTGTCTCACTCCTAGACGACGTACAGGTTTCAATCGATGCAGCAATGGGCGAAGGCTTTACGGCCGAGCGCAAAAAGGGCATCAAGGCACAGATTGATTATTATAATGGCGAGGGCGGAGAGCGGCTCAAGGAAGCTAACCGCCTGATTGGAATTTATGAAGCAACGCTAGTAAATAAGCAGGAAGAGCTTGAGCGTGAGGCAATAGATAACGCGCTTGAGCTTATACAAACACAAGGCATAACCGATTATGCCGAGATGGGAAGGCTGCTGCAGGAAGCTAAAGCAACAGCAGCAATCCAGTATGCTGAGACTGAGGAGTTTCAAGGCCAGCATGAAGCGCAGATGGCTCTAATCGGGAAGATCCAAAGTGCGATGACCGAGCCATACTGGAAGGCAGGGTACGCGCTTGGCAAGGAGCTTACTAAAGGGATTGTCGCGGCATATGCGAAGTTAAATCTTAAAGACTTTTATTTAGGCGAAAACGGTGTCGACGAATTTTTAATAAATCCATCCCCGGCTAAAAATGATGCTTTTGGCATGCGGCGTGTGCCATATGACGGCTACCCTATAATTGCACACGAGGGTGAGCAACTGCTCACTGCTGGGCAGGCCCGAAGAGGTGATGGAGCCGGCTTTAGCGTTGCAATAACCGGCAACTCCTTTATAGTGCGCGAAGAAGCGGATATACAAAGGGTGGCATCTGCTATAGCAGATGAGCTTGCGGTTAGACAAGCTGGATATGTGGGGTGAGTAAGTGAATAGATTGCGCAAGATTGTCTTTGTTGCGGGAAGCAGCGAACTTGTATTGCCCATTACTCCGGAAGCGTTTGAAGTCGGCCACGGCATAAAGATTGAGACAATAAACATACATGGAGTTGGCGACATTAGAGTGGCCGGCCATACTACGCTCGATAATATCAACATCTCATCCTTTTTTCCGGCTAACTCTTACCCGTTCGCTGTTGCTCAGTTCGAGGAGCCCTGGGACCTTGTGCGACAGTTTAAGGCATGGAGCGATGCGCAGGCAGTACTGCGCTTTATAGTAACTGGTACTGATATAAAC